ATGGGCACAAGGACGAACGACCGGATAACACCTAAGGCGCGGGTTTTCTTCCGCGCTTCGGAGGGGAAGTGGGTCTTTGACGGCACGCTCCCCGCCGATGGAAGCGGGAAACGGAAGCGGATACGCAAGAGGTTCGACACCGAGCGCGAGGCGAAGCAGCGGGCAAGGCAATGGCTCGACCACTTCCGCGATCACGGATTGGACGGACAAGTCGATGTCGCGCGCTACCAACAGCTCATGATTCTTTCAGCGCGGCTCTCTGAAATCGGGCGAACGTTGGAGGAGGTGGCGGAGGAAGCTCTATCCGCGGGGCCCATCACGGCCAAGCAGATGACCCTTGAAGACGCCTGCGCGGAGTTCCTTTGCGCCCAGCGAGCCAAGGGGATCGTGAGGCGGTGGGAAAAGGAGCTTGAATGGAGGCTCGACAAGTTCGCCGCGTGCTTCCCCGGATGGACCCTCAGCCAGTTCAAAACCGCCGACATCGAGCGATACCTCGATGGGCTCGGGCCGAACGCCGGAAACCGGAAAAACAACCGCGCGACCCTGCACAGCTTGTGGGTATTCGCCTGCCGCCGCCTCGGCCAGAGATCGAATCCGGTGGACGGGATCGACGTGCCGAGGCTTGGGAGATCGACGCCGGGCACGATCTCGGCGAGGGACTGCAAGCGTCTCTTCCGCTTCCTTGAGCTTCACCGCCCGGACCTCATCCCGTACAACGCGCTGCGGGCGTTTGGCGGGCTCAGGGAAGCCGAAACGCACAGGCTTACGTGGGACAACATCCGGCACGGCGAGGGAATCTACATGCCCCCCGAGAACGGCACCCCAGGGCGGAGCAAGCGGAGCGGGTTCGTGGCAGGCCTCCCCGGGAATCTCTGGGCATGGCTGGCTCCGTTCGCCGGGCTCAACGGGCGTGTCGCGAAAACAAACGCGATGCTTGAGACCCGCGAAATCCTGCAACGGCTCAAGATTGATTACCCGCAGAACGGGATGCGGCACAGCTTCTGCACCTATCACCTTGAGCTCTTCCGCAACCCGGCGGAAACGGCGATGGTAGCGGGGCATAAAGAAAACCCCCGCATGCTCTTCGAGCATTACAGGGGCTTGCGGGAAAAATCAGAGGCCGAGGCGTATTTTGCGATCAAGCCAGTTCTCCAGTTCGCTCATCGCGTCCATGCCGCATTCCCGGATGGCGATTTCGGAGCAAGGCTCTCGGCGCGCTAGTCCTTTTTGTCGTCGTCCGTATCCGCTTTGAGTGGAGCGGCCTTGATGACAAAGTCCTTGTCGCGAGACTGCAAATCCCGGCGCAAGAGGCTCTGTACATAGCCAGAGAAGCTCATACCAAGCTCGTTTGCTCGCGCGTGAGCCAGCGCACCCAGCTCAGGGTCGAGCGAAACCCCCTTTGTTCGCGTCAAGCGACCTTCATCTGACTTATTTCGCGTCATCGTCGTTATTCTGTTTTGTTTACGGTATGCAAAAAAATGCAACAACGTCAAGCAAAAATACATTATTTAGTGCACCGGTATCTATTTCTTGCACATTTTTGCATACGCGTGCACAAAATTCTTTACAGATCGATACGGTTGTCATTCTATGGACACATGCAAACCACTACCACCGAAACCACGATTGGCCGCCCGCGTGGCGGGCGCTCGAAGCACACGTACGGCGTGAGCATGACGTCCGAAATGATTCACGCTATCAACGAGATCGCGAAGGCGGAAGACATCTCGGGGAGCCAGTTCATCCGCCGCTGCATCAACAAGGAGCTGGAGGCTCGGGCCAAGCGCAATTGACCCATCACGATCTAGAGCTGGCAAAGGACGATCTCGCGAACCTCCCCGTCGGCAATCTCGACCGGTATCCCAACGAGCCCGCCCTGTAGCGTTGAAGGATACCCACCGTACCACGTCACTTCGGTGCGTACGTAATATTTCCCAGCGGGTAAATTCTTGAACGTAAACCTTCCCTCCGCATCGGCTACGGTTTGGCGGCGGGCCTTCAAGAAGGCTGCGGACGGAGGCGTAAGAGCCCTCCACTTCCAAGTATGCCCTGCCTTGCCCCACCATTCGTTACCAATGGTCGTTGCCGGATCGAGCTGAACCGTTTGCCCTGCGGCAACGACGACACCGCCACCGATCTGCGTCAAAAACGCTTGGCCACGCAGTGTGGCAGTTCCGGAGGCGAAGAAAGGCTCATATTCCCGTTCGAGAGTGTCGGTCACAGCGTTCCATTCCGGAGGCGGAATCTCCGGCTGCGTCGGTATTGCGCAAGCAGTGAGAAGAAGGGACAAGGCGCAGAGAATATGCTTCATAATATTTGCCTTTGTTTCGCACAAATTATCAGCCCTTATCAACGGTCCGCAAGCAAACTCCGTCTTCCCCGATGAAATCGATCCCGGATTTTTCTAAGGCCGCGCGAAGCGCATCCAGAATCAGGGGCTTGGGAGTGATCTTTCCTGTCTCAAATCTCTGGATTGTTCCTACGCTGACTTTTGACGCTCTCGCTAAATCAGCGCTCTTCATCCCGAGCATCGCACGGGCTGCCACACATTGTTTTGGCCTTAACATGCCTTGTGTCATGGCACTCTTTCCGGCGTCGCGCAACAAAAAAATCTTTTCTACAATAAAATGCTTGCGCGAATCAAAAAAGTGCTTACGCTGCGTTTTTGTTGAAAGTTAACGTTCCTTTGATCCCATGAAACAGAACTACTCCACACGCAGGACCAACAAGGTATTCCTGCCGGTTGAACTCGTCCGCGCTTACGAGCGCGGAGCCAAAGCCGCGGGCACGACGGTGTCCGCGATCGTAGAAGACTTGATCCGCGCCGACCTCCGTTCGTGCGGGATGCTCACGAGGTAGCACAATGCCACAGCCACCCGAATGCGCACCGGTCTCCTACCCGCCGACGCTCTCGATCGACGAGGCGGCCCAGGTGCTGGGCTACCGGGGCCGCAGGACGCTCTACCGGCTCGTCCAAGACGGGACGCTCGTGCCTCTGCCCCACCCCAAAAAGCCGTTCCATTTCAGCACCCAAAAGGTGCTTGCCGTCCGCGACGGAAAACCCGCGCGGAAGTTTCAGGACTAACAAAAAGGGCCGCAGGAGCGAACCTGCGACCCAGCACAAAATAACGACATGGACACGAAAGAAGATAATCAGCCCGGAGTCAAGGCAATAGACCGGGCCATGTCCGAGATTTTCGCGGACGTGAAGGCCATCGAGAAGGCGAAGGAGAACAAGTTTTTCCATTTCAAGTTTCGCGGCATCGATGACGTTTACGCCGCGCTTCATCCGCTCTTTGCGGAGCACAAAGTTTTCCTCAGGGTCGAGATTCTCGAACACCTCACGGAGGACCGGAACACAAAGGAAGGTGTGACGCTGCATCACATCGTCAAGGTGCGGTTTAGCTTCCGCAGTGGCGAGGACGGAAGCGAGCTTTCGTCCGTGGCGATCGGCGAGGCGTCCGACACCGGCGACAAGGGAGCCACGAAAGCGATGTCCATCGCTCTGAAATACCTCATGTTTCAGACGTTCCTCATCCCCGTCGATAATCCGGCAGACGATGCTGACAACGACAGCCCCGTTTTTCAGGGCCCCGCGTCACGCTCAGCGGCTCCTGCCGCACCCACGGCGCAAAAGCCCTCCGCAGGCCCGTCAGCGCCCGCGAAACCGGCAAATCCGGGGGATACCATCATCCACTTCGGGAAGAACAGGGGAGCGCGTTTGTGCGACCTCAAGGCCGCTTCGGTCGAGTGGTACGCTTACGACTGGGAATTGAAGAGCGAAGCCAGCGACGAGGACCGGAGACTCAGGAAAGCCGCGATCGACTACCTGGACGAACTCGCCGCAAGCGCCCCGGCGGACGACGACAACCCGAAATACTGAGGAGCAATCTCATGGACCCGATCCAAAACGTCCATCCCTCACAGCGCCCCTTCTCGGGGAGCTTCCGCGATCCGCTCCCCATTTCCGCGATCCGCGTGGTGAGCGACTTCCCGACCACCCCGAAAAATCAGAGTCAATTTTTTTGACAATTTGTGCATACCGTAAAGAATGGTATGCAGAAAAAAGCACAAATAACGCATGAAAGACAACACGTATATATTCGACATCGAGACCGGCCCGCGCGACTTGGGGACGATCCTCAGCTTCACGGACCTCGACAATCTCGCGACCGGGAACCTCAAGGATCCCGACAAAATCGCCGCCAAGCGTGAGGAGGCCCGCGCCAAGGCCATCGAGCGCGCGGCGCTCTCAGCCATCACCGGAGAGGTCGTCGCCATCGGCTGGATGAACCCGGACGGGACAACCGAAATCTGGGACGCCATCACGGAAGGCGAGGAGGCGATCCTCCGCCGTTTCTGGAAGTTCGTGGACCCGCAGTGCCGGGCGGCCTATGGCGACCCGTGCCGCGTCTTCGCGGGCTGGAACATCCACGGATTCGACCTCCCGATGCTCATGCAGCGCAGCTTTTTCCACGGGGTCAAAGTCCCGGAGGATGTCATCAACGGGCGGTACTTCAACCGCCGCTTCGTTGACCTGATGCAGTTTTTCACCTGCGGCGTTTACGGCTCCTTCCAGAGCCTCGACACGGTAGCCCGCTTCCTCGGCTTCGAGGGCAAGTGCATCGATGGAATCGAGGGCAAGACGTTCGCCAACTTCTGGCGCGATGTGGAGCATCCCGAGCGCCGGGAGAAGGCCCGCGAGTACCTCACGAACGACCTGGTTCAGACGCGGCGCGTTGCCGAGCGTCTCCTTGGTCTCCCGCGCGTCGATCTGGCTGTGAATGCGAAGGAGATGGCCAATGCCTAAGGTAGCTACCGAATTGGTGCAGAGGGTACTCCAGCGCAACGAGCTAGATATTCGTCTCGTCTCCCAGATCATGGAAGATCTCAAAGATGGGGCCGCTGCCGAGGAGGAGGAGAAGGTTCCCCCGGTGAAGAAGCAGTTTGTCATCCTCGTTTCCGACCCGCACGGCGAACTGGAGGGCAAGGACTTCGTCGGATGGGTGCTGCAAATCCCCGAGGACGAGAGCCCGATGACGACCGAGGATCGCCTCGTCCGCAGCGCCTACGAGTTCAACATCACCCCGAAGGGTCGTCGCCTGCCGGTGAAGACGATCCCCGAGGTGTGCGAACACGTGCCCGCGCGCATAACCAAGGAAGCGGGTATTTGGATCAAGACGAAGGAGCCCGTTTACGTCCTGCGCACCGGCGGCAAGGTGCCGCTCGACGAGATCAAGAAGCTCCGCGCCAAGGAGCACGACGAGCCCGAAGCCTAGAACCATCACACGCCCCTCCCTCGTCGTGCAAGGCGGGGAGGGGCTTATTCAAACCAACATCACACCGCTCATGCCCACACGCCTCATACGCGAAGGTTTCCTCGATTCAGAGCGCGTCAACACCCTGACGGCCCCGGCTGAATGCTTCTATCATCGGCTACTCTTAGCCGCCGACGATTACGGACGCTTCGATGCCCGGGCACAATGGCTGCGATCACGCCTCTGGCCGGTCAAGGAAGACGTTCGCGCAAAGGACGTGGAGACATGGCTTGCGGACAGCGTCAATGCGGGCCTTGTCCAGATCTACAACGTGGACGGCAAGGATTACGGGCTGATCCTGAACTACGGCCAGCGGATCCAAAGCAAGAAAAGCAAGTTTCCGGAACCCACCGTGAACAACAGTGAAACACCGAAGATAACGGAAATCCACGGTGAATCACCGTGTTCCACCGTTGAAAACCGTGAAGCACGGAAATCCACGGCTCTATCCGGAGACGGAGACGGATGCGGAGACGGAGACGGAGACGGAGACGGAGAACCCCCCATAGCCCCCCTGCCGGGGGGCGGGTCGGGCAAAGGACCTGTTTCTCCTTCTGCACATTCCAAAGCCCCAGCCGGAAATCCGGAAGACGAGTCCCGGCGCAAGGACGTTGCTCGACGCCTGAATGAGCTTTACCGCCGACGCGAGGCGACGCGTTGGTCGGAGCGCGAGGTCCGTGCGATGCGCAAGATTTGGCCGGTCTCAGAGGAAGACCTTTCGCTCATAGAGGCCTACTACACGGCGGCGATTTTGCCCGACAAAGACATCCGGCGCCGCGACCTTCTCACCTTGCTCAACAATTGGCCGGGGGAGGTTGATCGGGCACGGAAATGGGCGGATGGCCCTCGGTCTGAGTCTGTGAGGATGTTTGGCTCGGGAACATGGGAAGATGCGCAGCGCCGGGCGCGCGGAGAAGATGGAGGTGAGGCGTGAACGCGGTGCGAGATGTTCAGTTGATGGACGGGACACGCAAGCGCGTCATCGTAGATGGGACCGTCGATCCCGTGCGCCCGATGGACGCGATTGCCCGCAGGGCGAGGCGCCAGGTATCCGGCCCGTTGCTCACGGACTACGACCCCGAGAATCCAGCGCACACCCGGCAGGTGCCGGTGACTTGCCGCCGATGCGGAGCCACCTACCAGCTTGACGCGTTCTTTGCCGAGATGTTCGGCGGCGGCCTCTGTGACGCCTGCGGGCGCGCCGTGAAGGAGGAAGAGGAGCGTGCCAGGCACGCCACGTCGCAGAGCCCAGAAGATCGGTTCATGCGCATCGCCCCGAAGGCGTTTTTCACCGGGGACACGAAGACAAACCCGAAGCGCCGGGGCTTCCCCCGCGAGGCGCTGGAGCGGGCCCTGCGATGGAACCCCACGGGCATGGACCTTCTCATTTGCGGGCCGTCTGGAGCGGGGAAGAGCCGCGTCCTGTGGGAGCTTCTGCACGTCCTCATGGTTGGGGATTGTCTCGACGTGGAAATCCTACAGGGCGGCGACTTTCGGCAGCGCATGATCGAGGCGTACCGCGCATCGAGGTCTGAACTCGTGATCGACCGGCTCTCGCGGGCCCCGGTCCTCGCATGGGACGACTTCGGGCAGGATTCGCTCGGGCCGGGCATGGAGACCGACCTTCGCGCCGTGATCGATTACCGGTACCGAGAGTGTATGCCAATGCTTTTCACAACGCAGTTCGAGACAGACACGCTGGCTGTCCGCCTCGCCGGCGCCGACGTGGCCCGTCGCGAGGTGTGCGCATCGATAGTGCGGAGAATCATTGAGCGCTGCGAGCTCATCAGGATTGGGGGTGCGAAGTGAGCCGCAACGCGGTCAACGAAGACTGGCTCCGTGCTCACGGATACGGTCCCAACGGGCGGGGAGGATGGAAGAAGGTGGCGGCAAATCCGGCGGCGCCCATCCAGCCCCCGTTGTTTCCCACGCCAGCGGCGAAGGTCAGCGCGGTCAACGCGCCCGGAAAGCGGATGAACAAGCTGGAGGCGCGGTACGCGGCGTTCCTCGACGTTCAGAAGTCCGCCGGGATCCTCGCGCGCTGGGACTTCGAGCCCGAGAAGCTGCGGCTCGCCGATGGGTCCTACTACATCCCCGACTTCCGCATCGTCTGGCCGGACGGGAGCATCACTTTCGACGAGACCAAGGGCTTCTGGCGCGACGACGCGCGCACGAAAATCAAGGTTGCCGCAGCCCTCCACCCCTACCGCTTCCGCGCGGTGCGCTGGGTGCAAGGATCGTGGTCCTACGAAGACTTTTCCGCCGCCTAGCGGCACAACACAAAACGACGACAATGAACGACACACCAGACAAACCCCAGCACATCATCACGCTGGACATCGAGAACGTGAAGCGGCTCAAGGCCGCCCGGCTCTACCCGAACGGAGACTCGCTCTTCGTCATCGGGGGCAACAACGCGCAGGGCAAAAGCTCCTGCCTCGACGCGATCATCTACGCGCTTTGCGGCACTCGCGCGGAATGCGAGATGCCCATCCGCGAAGGCCAGTCCACGGCCCGCGTGGTGATGGAGACCGAGGACCTCATCGTCTCGAAGCGCTGGTTTGAGGGCGGCAAGCCCACCCTCACGGTCACGGCCAAGGACGGGCGCAAGTTCAGCAGCCCGCAGACGCTTCTCGACAGCCTCATCGGGCGTGTGGCCCTCGATCCCCTTTCCTTCATGCGTCAGGACGCGAAGACGCAGGCCGAGACGCTCCGCAAGGTTCTCGGGATCGACACAACCGAGATGGACGAGGAGCGTCAGGACCTCTACGACCGGCGCACGCTCGTGAATCGGCAGCACGATGCCGCGCGGGCTCGGGCCGACAGCACGCCGCGGTATGCGGATGCCGGTTTCGCCGAGGTGCCGCTTGGGCCGATCATGGAGAAGATCACGGCCCTGAACTCGCACAACGCCGAGGTTTCCCGCGCCAAGGATGCCGCCGCCGCCAAGGCAAGGGAGCTGGCCGACGACGAGGCCAAGGTCAAGCGGGCCGAGGACGAAATCGCCCGCATCGAGTGCGAGCTTGCCAAGGCGCGCACGAACCGCGAGATGCTCATCGACTCCCTCGACATCGAGGCGCGGCGCAAGGCCGTGGCTGACGCGCTTGCCGCAGCCGACTTGCTCCAGCCTGACGACGCCAAGGCCCTGACCCAGGAACTCAGTGCGGCGCAGGACCGCAACGCCAAGGCCCGGGCGAACGCTACCGCGAAGGCGGCGATTGAGGAGGCGGCAAAGTTCTACGACGAGGCCGATTCCCTGACCCAGAAGATCAAGGCCATCGACGAGGCCAAGCGTGAGGCGATCTCGGCGGCCACCTCGAAGCTCCCGATCAAGGGCCTGACGTACGAGGACGGCACGATCCTCTTCAACGGCAAGCCGCTGGCGCAGGCATCCACCGCCGAACAGATCGAAATCTCGTGCGCGATCGGGCTCCTCTGCGATCCGAAGCTCCGGCTCCTCATCGTCCGCGAGGGATCGGCACTCGACGAAAAGGCTCTCGCGCTTCTCGCGGCCATCGCCCGGAAGTATGACGCGCAGGTCATCATGGAGCGGGTTGGCAAGGGCAAAGAGGCGTCCGTCATCATCGAGGACGGCGAGGTTGAAGGGAGGGCCGAGTGATGGGCGCCGCAACGAAAATCTCATGGTGCGACAGCACCTTTAACCCGTGGATCGGCTGCACAAAGATCAGTCCGGCCTGCGCAAACTGCTACGCCGCCGACATGATGCACCGGTGGGGAAAAGACCTGTGGGGCCCGGGTAAGCCGCGTCAGCGCACGAGTGCCGCGAACTGGAAGCAGCCGCTGAAATGGGAGGCTGAGGCCGCCCGCACTGGCATCCGTCGCAAGGTGTTCTGCGGAAGCCTCTGCGACTGGCTCGACCCGGAGATTCCGATCGAGTGGCTGGCCGACCTGCTCGACCTCATCCGTCAGACGCCGCATCTCGACTGGTTGCTGCTCACTAAGAGGCCGGAGCAATGGCATTCTCGCATCTATGGTGCTTACACTCCGGAGGTAACAGGCGACAATCTGCCGCTACTCCAATGGATGAGCGACTGGCTCTGCGCATGGGAGGAGCGCCGGGGTTTCTCCCTGCCGCCGCATCATATGGGAAAGACGCCGCCCGCGAACGTCTGGATCGGCACAACAGTCGAGGATCAGGAGATGGCCGACAAGCGCATTCCTGAGCTTCTCAAGATTCCGGCGCGGGTGCGGTTTCTGAGCTGCGAGCCGCTTTTGGGGCCGATTGACCTTGCCAAATCGGCATGGGGTCAAGGACAGCCACGCCCGCCGATGGAAGTGCAGGCTGGACAACTCACGGGCCACCCACTTGCCGGCATCGACTGGGTGATCTGCGGCGGCGAGAGCGGCCCGAAGGCCCGCCCGATGCACCCGGACTGGGCGCGGAGCCTGAGAGACCAATGCAAGGCCGCAGGCGTTCCGTTCTTCTTCAAGCAGTGGGGCGAGTGGGCGCCAGTCGAGGTTGAGGACGCCAGATTTGGCGAGGACCGTAATGTCGGGCATGTCGTCGATGTTCTTCCGTCTGGCGATGTAATGGACGGAATGGACGTATCATGCAACCCGCGTTCCGAGGCGATGGAACGCATCGGCAAAGCCCGCGCAGGGCACTTTCTCGACGGCATGGAGCTTCATGAGTTCCCGCGCGTGGGAAGCGAGGTGCGCAATGCATGACCCATACTTGGAGTACTGCTTGGACACTTACCAACTCCCGAGCGAATGGCGGTGGTTTAGGTGGGAGGCGCTTCCCCGTGGGCGCGCGAGATTTGATTCCGCGACGCACATTCAGATCACCGGGGCGGTCTGCACGGCCAAGATAACCAGAGGAAAACGTGAAGGGCAGGACAACTGGGGAATGCGGGATAAATCCACCGAGAAAACCTTTGTGTTTGCCGTCAAGGACTTCGAGGCATGGCAGCTTGAGCGTGAGCGCAAGACCGGAAAGTGCTTCGAGTGCTACGGGACCGGACAGGCATGGGCAGGTTGGAGTGCGGAAACTGGGACACGATACCGCACCTGCCGCCGTTGCAACGGCACTGGAAAGGCCCCGGAAAGCGAGGCGCGGTCATGATACTCCTATCCGACAAGCCCATTGGTTTTCGAGTGGATGGGAACCGTATACTTACCCACAACGGACCCGGATTTAAGGCTTTCCGCGCAAAGATGTGCGAACACCTAGAAGAATTGGCCGTGCGTTATTACGCCGGAGACGTAACCGTAGTGGACGAGTTTTTGCAGCTCTACTGCATCGGCGAGAACGCTCGAAATGAGCGTGAGGCGAATGAGAATGAGGCAAACGGAGACAAATCCTACTTCGTATTCGCCCCTAAATCGATGCGGGCCGAGACATCGGAAAGCGAGGCCAGCCATGACTGAGCATCCTATCCTATTCAGCGGTCCGATGGTCCGCGCGATCCTTGAGGGCCGCAAGACGCAGACACGCAGGCCGGTCAACATCCTGAACGGATGGGAACCCTTGGAGAATGACGGAAAGATCGTCCTAGGAAGATGCATGGATGACGACGCGCGTCCCCATCAAAAGAAGTTTGGGGTCATTATCAGATGTCCTTTCGACACAGAAAAAGGGCTGTTTCAGCACGATGTTATCCCGTGCCCATTCGGCAAGCCCGGAGACCTGCTTTGGGTGCGCGAGACATGGCGCGCGTATGAACTTCGCTGCGAGGATGGAATCCAATTCAGGGTTGACATGGCCGTATCACATATACCGGACTCTCTAGACGAGAATGCTGCACTTGAGTTTTGCAACGCGCTAGGCGTTGGCGATTCGCCGAGAAAAGGAATGCGGAAACCATCCATCCACATGCCGCGCTGGGCGAGCCGCATCACCCTGCGCATCAAGTCCGTCCGCGTTCAGCGCGTGCAGGACATTAGCGAAGCCGATGCTATCGCTGAGGGATTTCCAAACCCCGACGGAACAAACCGGGATTTCCCGGATCGCGCCCGCTACTGGTTTAAAACCAACTGGCAGTTCATCTACAAAAACTGGGATGCCAACCCGTGGGTATGGGCCATCGAGTTCGAGCGCGTGGAAAGCGAGGGGCAGCCATGAACAAGGAAGAACTGTTCAATCTAGAGCGCGAGGTTATCGGATCGGTAAAACGGTTGGACGATGCCTGCGAATCTATGTGGCCAATTGGATCAAGAGTCGAGGTTCGGCTTAACACGAGGCAGAGAACACTGTCGCACGGAACCGTCATTGATTGGTGGAAGGGATATGCGAGGGTCCGCCTAGACTCCATCAACCGGCGCGGAAAACACACAGTGCGGAGCGTCTATTTCAAGGAGGTGCAGTCATGAGAACGCTCTTTATCGCACTGTTGCTCGGGGCGTTCATCACGTTCCGCTGCATCCAAAACGAGAAGATCGTCATTGCCTCGATCGACGTTGACAGAATCGAGGCCGTCGTTTCGCAGGACGGCAAGACATACATTGTCTTCAAGCGGTGGATCACATCAGGCTCGCAGCAAATTGACGAGTCCATCGAGTCGGCGACAAAACGCATCAACGAGGCAAAGGCAGGGAAGGAGGCTCGCCATGAGTGACGACCTCACCATCTTGCAGGGGGACGCGCTGGAGCAGCTCAAGACGCTGCCCGCCGAGTCCGTCCAGTGTGTCGTGACCTCGCCACCGTACTGGGGCCTGCGAGATTATGGTGCGGAAGGACAAATCGGGCGCGAGGAAACGCTAGGCGAGTTCCTCGCGAAGCTCGTGGACGTGTTCGAGGAAGTGCGCCGCGTGCTACGTAATGACGGCATTTGTTGGGTCAACATGGGGGATTGTTACGCTGGGCGCGGAACATCGGCGGATGAAGTCGATAAGCGGCATTTCGGTCGCCGCTACGTGAACGGGCAGAACAACGGAGGAGGGTGCACTTCGTGGAGCAATCGGGCGCAGTCTCGATCGAAGACTACGGGCGGCGGCATCAAACCGAAAGACCTCACGCTGCAACCTCACCGGCTCGCCATCGCGCTGCAAGACGCGGGTTGGTGGGTGCGCGACGATATCGTGTGGCACAAGCCGAATCCAATGCCGGAAAGCTGCACGGATCGCCCGACACGGGCACACGAATACATCTTCCTTCTGACGAAATCTCCGCGCTACTATTACAACGCCGATGCCATCCGGAACCCCCCGAGTGAGGCTCTGAAACAACAGGTCCGGGAAGGTTACAACGGGCAGGCGACGAAGGACTTTTCCGGCGCAGGCGTGCAGGATGCCAGCGAGGTGAAGCGGCGCACGATCGAGGGACAGCGCAAGCGCATCGAGAGGGCCCGCCAAAAGGTTCCCGGCGGATGGGATACAAAGCTGGGCGCACATGGGACGATCCACAGAGAAGGTCAGTCGAGATGCGAATACACTGACGCCGAATTGAACGCATGCGGAGCAAATGCCAGAAGCGTCTGGACGATCAACACGCAGCGTTATGACGGCGCGCATTTCGCAACCTTCCCGGAGGAGTTGCCGCGCCGGTGCATTCTCGCGGGATCCCGGCCCGGCGATCTCATCCTCGATCCTTTCGGAGGATCTGGAACAACAGCTTTCGTTGCTCTCGGACTTGGCCGCCGCGCCGTGACAATCGAACTGAACCCGGATTACGTCGCCCTGATCCGCGAACGATGCGGGCTCTTCGCCCTGCCAACGGAGGCGGCGCAAGGCGCATGAACACGGAAGAAATAGAGTGTGCGCTCATGCGTCAACTGATGCTGCGCGGCGGATTGTTCCTCCCGCACTACACCCCGCCAAAATGGTGGGAGTGCGATGTGTTTGAGCTGACAAAATCTGGATACGGCGTCGAATACGAAGTCAAGGTCAGCCATGCGGACTTTCTGGCCGACTCAAAAAAGGAGCGGACACGCTCGCGCAGGAAGACCAATGAGTCCGGCGAGTTCCTCGGGTACGAAGACTATACGACGAACAAGCACGAACTTCTCGCCGGGCATTCTGATACCGGCCCATCCCGCTTCTACTACGTTGCCCCGGCTGGCTTGATTTCCCGCGAGGAGCTTCCCGCTTGGGCTGGCCTGATCGAGACCACGGTTAAAACCGGGCAGGAAAGTTGGGCAAGCCCAACAATCCCAGGCCGAATTATCTTAAACGAAGTGCGGATAATCCTGAGCGAGGTCGTGAACGCTCCGCAGTTGCACCGGGTGAAAGTCGAAGGCGACAGGCTGACCGACATCTTCAAGACCGGATACTACCGCTACCGCTCCCAATACTGGGAAAAAATCAAGGTCGAGAAAGTGGGGGTGGCATGAAGCGCACGCCACTCAAGCGCAAGACGCCGTTGCGGCGAGGCAAGGCCAAGCTCAAGCGCACGAAGCTGCGCCAGGTATCCAAGCGCCAGAGGGCCAAGTTGGATCTGTACACGGCCCAGCGCCGCGTCTTCCTCGCAGCGCACCCGAAGTGCCAAGTGTGCGGGGAAAGGCCCGCCACGGATGTGCACCACATGGCCGGGAGAGGAATCCGCCTGAACGACGAGAGCACCTTCCTCGCGACCTGCCGGGCATGCCACGACTGGATTCATGCCCACCCAGCGGAAGCACGGGAACGGGGATTCCTTGCGTAAAAATGTGCATACCGTAAAATACGGTATTGATTTATAAGCAATTCTTATAAAGATTATGCACCGGAAATGTAGAGCGGCAGTCGCGGGACGGGCAACTTTCGCAGAGAGGCCGGATATGCGAATGCCCCGCCCCGCCCGCTCTCTCAAGCCATGAGAGACCTCACAAAGCCAGAGCTCTTCAAGGACGCGGCCAAGAAGTTCGACCGACGCCTCACCATCGGCAGCCAGATGAACACCGCCGAATGGGCCAAGGTGCCGGTGGCCCTACGCAACCGCGCGTTCATGTCCGCGCGCGTCGAGAACGCGCAATTCCTCCAAGCCTCGCGCGACTTCCTAAACGGGTTCCTCCGGGATACCCGCGTGACGCTGCCAGACGGGCGAGAGGCCCTCAAGGCGGGCGGACGCGCCCAGTTCGTCCGGGAAATGCAGAAGAAGGCGATGGAGCTGGGACTCGGCCCCCTAGGGAAAACTCCGATCACGGACGTGCGCAACGAATCCAGATTGAAGCTGATTTTCGACACGAATAGGAAGGCGGCTCAGGATTACGGGAACTTCAAGCAGGGCATGGACCCCGATGTCCTGAACGAGTTTCCCTGCCAGCGATTCATCCGCGTCGCGAGGGTGGACGAGCCGAGGCCCTCCCACGAGGCGCACAAGGGCGAGGTCCACCGCAAGGACGATCTCCAGTTTTGGATCGACATGAATCCTGACTTCGGGGTGCCTTGGGGCCCATGGGGGTTCAACTCGCAGATGGGAGTCGAGGACGTTGGCCGAGACGAGGCCGAGAGCATGGGGCTTGTCCAGCCGGGCGAGGTTATCCAGCCCAAGGACGCCGACTTCAACCGCGACCTGAGCGCCAGCGTGGCGGGGATCGACCCGGACATCCTGCACGAGCTCAAGCATTCACTCGGGGACGCGGCAGAGATCGACGAATCGAAGGGCCGCATCCGCTGGACAGGCACAAACTGGAAGCCTGATAGCACCTCCCCCACTCCGCCAAGAAAGCCAAAGCAGCAACCCCAGCCCAAGGAAGAGGCCGCTCCAAGGACGCGGGCTTTCCCGACGGATCCCAATGCGCTCGAAGATGTCCGATCGCTCGGCGGATCGACAGGGGCCAAGCTCGTCCGTGATGCCTCAACCGGGGAGCTTTACGTGAGAAAGCGCGGGGCGACCCCGGCTCACATCCGCGAAGAGACGGCGGCTGATGCCGCGTACTCAGCGATGGGCGTACGCGTCCCAGAAGGAAAGCTATACGAGACTCCAGACGGCCCCGTGAAGCTGACGCGCTATATCGAGGGACAGAGCCTCAAGGACTTCCTTTCCAAGGCCACGCCGGCGCAAAGGGCTGAAATCCTTGCTCAGATTCAACGCGACCTTGGCGCGGACGCTCTCCTCGGGAATTGGGATGTAGTCGGGGCCGGTCTCGACAACATTCTCGTGGACAAGGCTGGGGCGGCGTGGCGCATCGACAACGGAGGCTCGCTCAGGTTTCGCGCGCAGGGAGCTCCCAAGTCCGCGGAGGACTTTGGGGAGTATGTTCCGGAGCTCTGGAGCATGCGCGGGAAGGCGTTCAACGGGTATTGGTCCTCCAAGCCGCCAGACCCGAGGCAGGTTGAGATCTTTGGAGGTTCGGATTTCTACACGATTGCGCAGCGTTGGAAGAGCTACGACAAGAACACCATCCTTGCCGCCGTTCCGGAGGAGATTCGCCCCACAGTGGCGGCGCGATTCGACAACTTGGATTCCGTGATGCGCAAAGCTCGCGAGTTTCAGGCGACATCATGGAAGTCGGATTATGCCGACGATCTCGGGCAACACATGATGGCCCTGCGCAAGGAGGGGATTATCAAGAGCCTGCCGAAAGAGCTCAAGCAGTCCCCAGAAAGCACGCATCTCATCGATGAGCATGGAAAACCGTTTGACGACCTTCGCACGAGTGGGGCAATCGTTGCCGACATCAAGAATGTGAGCGATCCCTACTATGCGCCCGTCACAGACGCCATCAAGACGATCAACCATCATGTTCTTTTCGGAGACGCAAAATGGAACACGGCGAAGATCGCGGCGGCAAAGCAGGCACTCACCGATCTCGCTGCATCATCGGATGCAGGCATCAAGTCCCACTATGCTGATGCCGCAAAGAAACTCTCAGCGGCAATTTCGGCCATTGAGTCCGGAAAAAATCCGATCCCGGTAAATACATGGGTGATGGCATACAACCGCCCTGCGGGAGGAGTCGAAAAACCCCTTGAATCCATACCTCAACGCTTGGAATCCTACCTCAAGAAAATTGGGGCAGAAAACGGAATCAAGGCGATTGACGCATGGATGTCTTCGCACGCCGGGCATTCGTGGGACTCGCAGGCGCAGGCATACAAGGCATGGATCGCTACAAAGGTTTCCATCCCAGCAGAAAAGGTATGGTGGAGGAACCGGAAAAGCACTGCCGACACCCACCTCGCCCAACTCACGAGCCTTTTCCCGTCTGCGGAGGTGGCATTCACCGCCCGGCACGCGCTCGTGCAGGAGATTCTTGCAACGGTGGACACTCGATACAACGACAGGCGCCGGCGCCTTGTCCGACTTGTCCGAACGGAACAGAAGGACATCGTAAAGAAGAACGGACTGAAGATCGGAACGCAATGCACGTTCCCGCGGGGTCTCAACGAAAGCACCAGCATTTTCCAGAGGACGACCGTGCATGGTACAGAAAACTTCGTTTACATCTTGCCGCATAGCCGTATCACAGACCTCTACATGTTCGAACGCTCCAATAAGAGGGGGAGCAGCAGTTTTCTTTCCGACTCTGAAAACGAATACACGGCAGTGATTGCCGACCTTCCAGCCTTCTATGTCAAAAATGTCAGGTTCGACGACCCCAGCCGAAACGCCGAGGATTGGGGTTTTGACCTGTCTGAAACACTCAAGTTAACGGAATGAAGATCGAGCGGGCATACGTCACGGAATATGGAGACCTCGACGCCGTTATCAACGGAGGGGCGGTATCTTTGCTCTACAAGCCCATTTTCCTGAATCGCGGCATAGCCTTCATAACCGGAGACCCGGAATGGATCGCGGCCAACATGCAACCGATCATCGTCCCGCGGCCCGACCAACCATTCCATCCAGGCGACGAAAGGCTCGGGGCGACAAAGGACGAGCAAGTCGTGGCGCTCTGCATCATGCATCTCCAGATGACAATGGAGCATCGATGCGATCCCGGGAACGTCCCGGTTCCTGACCCGGAAAAAGCGCACGAAATCGTCCTCCAGTGGATGGACGAGGACTAGAATATTCCCAACGGCCCGTATTGACTTTGTGCATAAAGTTGCTTACCGTATGCAAAGAAAGGCACAAAATGACAAATACTGCATGCTGCGGGCCGCGCGCCGAGAACATCTGGGAGGGCATTAACCTGCCAGAGGCAGCCGTTTATCCGACGAGATGGAGCGCGGCCACGATGGTTCCGACGGTGATGCTACGCGCGAGCGAGGTTGAGTTCCTCCGCAATCTTCCCCGCGTCGAGATGACCGTCTTCAACTTCCCGGACGACTACAGGACCGACCTTCCCAAAGCCTACGTCGCCATCGTCCCGCCGGGGTACTACTACGCAGTTTGCGCCGACACACTTGGCGCTGCCCGCCGGATTTTCCGGATCGATCCCTCGATCTTCGGCGCTCAGCGCAACCAGGCCATCAACCGGCGGTCCGCTCCACCTCCGACTTGGGAGGTCAAAATCCTCGCGCGCGAAATCAAGTATCGGCTGGACCATGCCGCCGATCGCGAGACGAAGCGCAGGGCGCTGACCGCCTTGGCCGCCATCGAAGGCATCGCTGGATTCCTCGGGATCCCCGAGGCAGAAGGGAGCGGAGAATGAACGCGGAAACTCACACACCCGGACCGTGGACTCACGAAGAACACGGCAGAACAATCTCCAGCCCGACGGGCTGCATCTGCGAGCTGCACAGTTGGATGGGCGGCGATGAAGCCACGGCAAACGGGAAAATCGTATCCGCCGCCCCGGACATGCTGGCTGCCCTCAAGGAGTTGCGCCGCTGGGTCGGAGACGGAGACAAGAGCGACGACAGCGGGCTTATGGGATACTTCACGCCGGAGTATCTTGCGGCCATCTCGCTCGTGGATGCGGCAATCGCAAAGGCGGAAGGAGGCAAAGATGGAAACGCCGGTTGAGAGACTCCAGCGCAAACTGGACGAGATGACGGACGCCCTTATCAAGGCCCTCGCAGAGCGAGACGCCTTCGCCGCGAAGCTACAGGCCACCGAAAGAACGATCCAAGTGGGAGGTGCCTCATGTGGATAGCCAGCAAGTACGGCTTCTACAGCCTCAAGCACGATGAGGCCACGGGGAAGTATTTCATCCGGGCCCGGGTCCGGCTCGACCTGATGAACTTGATCGCGAAAGTCCCCGAACTCTCCGCCACGACCGTTCAGGAATGGCCGCGTGCCGACTACCGCTACAGGATCATCACCGATGCCCGGGGAGTGCAGGGCCTCATGAAAACACTCGGCGAGTCGGTGGACTACGGAAACTTCAAGGATATGATCGCCCGCACTCCGGGGCAGGACGGGAAGCTCTCCCCGTATCATCGGATTTGGGCGCTCATGGCCGCTTTGCAGCGGTAGGCCCACCCCTCTGACAAATCCAGTACAGATAGTTGATTTTTCTTGCACATTTGTGCATTTCAGTCGATACGGTATGCACAGTGCCAGAGGAACCGGTTCAGTCTGCGCAGCCTGACAGCACCTCGCATTCAGCGGAACGCGGGAAAAACCGTTCTGCAAGGCGTTCCCCAGAAAAGAGTAATGGAGCAGAGATCGCCCTTAGGATCGATCAAGTAGTCCAGTGGGTAATAGACGGAGAGCCGCGTCGCAAGATCGTGCAACTCTGCGCAAAGAAGTGGGGATGCGCGATCAGGCAGTCCGACGAATACCTCGCACGGGCGAAAAAGCAGATCGCCGAGGCATCGAAGGTCAATCTCGAACAGCAGCGCGGCATCTTCATCGCTCGCTGCAACGACATTTACCATGCGCATCGCAAGCGCGCTCCGCATGCCGCCCTGAAGGCAGTGGAGCTGGCGGCGGACTTGCAGGGCATGCTCACCAAGGGAGCCCAGATCAACCTTACCGCCACGGCGACATCGGGCGCGGGCCTGTCTCCCGAGTCCATCGCAGAAGTCCAGCGCGTTGTCGCGGAGGCGACGAAGACCGCGCTCGATGAACAGGCAAAGAAGGGAGGCTCCGATGCAGCTCAATCCTGAGTATGCCCTGAGTGCCTCCACCTACCGCGGGCAGCCGCGGGATCCCAACTTTTGGGCGAAGCACCCCGGAATCCTGCCTCCCCACGTGTACGCGGTCGTCAAGCTCGGCCTGCGCCCGTATCCGTGGCAGATCAAGGCTCTCGACGCCTTCGGTCAGCGTTTCGCAGTCAGCGTCTGCGCGGCCAACGAGACGGGGAAGACGACCTACCTCATCGCGCCTGCCATACTCTGGTTTCTCGACACTTTTGGAAGGCAGGGCGGGAAGGTCGTCCTGACGAGCGGATCATGGCTCCAGGTTGAGACGCAGCTCGCCCCGTCGATCCGCCGATTTGCGCACCTCTTCCCCGACTGGCAGTTCAATGCGACCGACATCAAGCTCTATGGCCGCGTCGATGAACAGTGCATCATGTTCTCGACCGACAACCCGGGCCGCGCGGAAGGTCATCACGCCGTCGAGGCCCAGTCTGCGCCTCTGATGATCGTGGTGGACGAGGCCAAGAGCGTCCCGGACGGCATCTTCGGCGCCGTCGATCGCTGCGGCCCGCAATATCTCCTTATCCTATCCTCCCCCGGCCAGCCCAGCGGGAAGTTCTTCCGCACTCACACGAGCGAGGCCGGGATGTACTGGACAGAGCGGGTCAAGAGCACGGACTGCCCGCACCTCGACCCGGCGAAGCGGCAGCGCGACCTCGATCTTTACGGCCCGCAGAGCCCCATCTTCCTCTCGATGCACGAGGCCGAGTTTGCTGCGGGCACGGATGCGCTCATCCTGCGCCCTGCCGACCTCGCGGCGTGCTACAACGAGCCGCCCCAGTACGCGGACGGCTCTCGCGCCGCCTTCTGCGACTTTGCGGCGGGCGGAGACGAGAACGTCCTTGCCATCCGGCAAGGGAACAAGGCGTGGATTGAGGCGGCTTGGCGCGAGACGGACACGATTCAGGCCGCCCGTCGCTTCCGCGAGCATTTCCGCCGCCTCGGCCTCTCTCCCTTCCAGGTATTCGCCGACGCCTCCGGGCTCGGCACCGTGATGTGCGATGCACTCGCGGACGAAGGCTTCCGCGTGCAGCGCGTGAACAACGGGGCATCACCGAACGACGCGCACTATTCCAATCTTGGCTCTGAGGTGTGGCATCAGGGTGCGCGCGAGATCGCCCGCCGACGGCTCATCATCCAAAACGACCCGACACTCTGGCGTCAGCTATCGACGCGCAAGAGTGAAATTGCGAGCGGAGGAAAGCTCAGGGCGGAACCGAAGGAAGACATGAAGTCGCGTGGCATCTCGTCTCCTGACCGCGCCGACGCCCTCCTTGGGGCCATCTATTTCGCAGGGCATCCCGCCGGCGGTGCCATCTCGTCCACAGACGGGATCTTCGTCGGCACAAGCGCCTTCTCCCGCCCGACCGCCGCCTTCTGACAATGAGCCTCTTCAATCCCAGTTCATGGTCTTGGAGGCCAACACCGAAGATCGCAGGCCAGACCCCTCTATCGAGAAGGGATCAGTCGCAGTCCCTCATCGAGGTTCACCCGGCGGAGCGGTGGACGATGCGCATGCCGAGCAAGCTGGACCCCGAGATGGTCCGCGCTCTTCTCGATTCCGCTCTCACGGGCGACCTCCAGCGGCAAGCCGAGCTCTTCGCGCTCATGGAGGACACTTGGTACCGGCTCGCCAAGAACCTCAACGACGTGCGTAACGGCGTAGCAGACAGCCCTTGGCGTGTCGCAGCCTTTGCCATCGAGGGAGAGGAGCCCACTCCTGAGGCGGAGGAAAAGGCCCGCCTCGTGGAGAACGTCTTCAAGCAGATGGAGCCCTCCCCAGCCTCGATCGATGAGGCTGGCTTCCGCGGGATGCTCTTCAACCTCCTCGATGCCCACGCGCGCGGGATTTCGGTGCAGGAAATCGAATGGGGGACTGCGGACGGAACGAAGCCCTTCACGCTCAAGGATGGGACTTGGGGAATCCGCGCGGTGCGCCACATCAACGCACGGAACTACGGATACCCCTGCACCGGCGACATCATCGACCGGCTGATGCTTTCCCCGGATGGGACCGGGGCCTCCGGGAACCTCATCGATTTCCCGCCGGACAAGTTCATCATCGCAAAAGCCCTCGTCCGCAGCGGGCACCCGGCGAACATAGCCCTTCTCCGCTCCATCGCCCTTCTATGGGTGGGCCACACCTTCGGATTTTCGTGGATGGCGAATTACGCCCAGCTCTTCGGCGTCCCGTTCCGCTGGGCGACGTACGAGCCCGGGAACGATCAGATCAAGAAAAACGTCAGCGAAATGCTCCAGAACATGGGCTCTGCGGGCTGGGCGGCTTTCCCGACAGGGACGAGCCTCCAGTTTGTTTCCGCATCGGGGACCGCCAAGGACAATCCGCAGGCCTATCTCATGGAAATGGCCGACAAGGCCTGCGACATCCTCATCCTCGGGCAGACCCTGACCACGGACGTGGGAGACAGCGGCAGCCGGGCCCTTGGAGATGTCCATGCTGGGATCCGGCTGGAGGTCATCAAGCACGCGGCGAAATGGCTGGAGGAGGTCATCAACGACCAGCTCATTCCGGCTATCATGCGGATGAACTACGGCGAGATCCCGGACGACTGCCCTTCGTTTCATTTTGCAATCGAGGAGCCGAAGGACGGTCTCGCGATGGCGAACCGCGACAAAATCCTCTTCGACGACATGGGCCTCCCAGTCTCGAAGGACTGGCTTTACAAGCGCCACGGCGTTCCGCAACCGAAGCCGGATGACGAGCTCTTCAAGGCGCCCGCCCCGAAGCCGTCCCCATTCCCTTTCCAGCCCACACCAGGGGAACAAGACCCCAAAGAAGGAAAGCCCGACGCGGTGAATACCGCAGTCCCCGCGCCCGCGAAAGCCCGCGAAGGGTTCTCGGTGCAGGCCAAGGCCAAGAACGAACTGAGGTACCAGATCATGGCATCTGAAATCATGACGGACATCGCAGGCGTTTCTGCGGAATGGCTGGCTGCCGCGAAGCCAATCTTTGTCGAGCTCGTACGCAAGGCCGAATCCGGTGAGGTCTCCGACGCCGATTTCATGGCCGCCGTGCAGGCAGCCGCAGAGGCCATGCCCGAAATGTTCGGGAAACTCGATGCAGACTCGCTTGCGCTGGCCCTTGAAAAGGAAATGGGGGCCGCGTGTGTGAATGGGGCACTGGAAGGGGCCCGCAAACGCTCATGAAGCCGATCACCATCAAGGATCGGGCAAGCCCGGCCATCGAGAAGCTGAGGACCGCTCTAGGCGGAGACCTCTCCCCTCTCCTTGCCGTCCTCGGCAGGACCGGCGCGAACTTCACGCAGGCCCACTATCGTGGGATGAACGCCACTCACGCGAACTCGCTCGGCGCAAGGAGGACGAACTTCTGGAACGAGGTGGCGGATTCAGTCTTCACGCACGGGCAGACGAAGACGGCTGTTCGCGTTGGCATCGGCCATCCTGCCATCGCGCAGAAGGTTTACGGCGGCAAAATCGAGGCAAAGCGGCATGACAATCTCACGCTGCCGATGAGCGCTGAGGCCTACGAGCATCCTTCCCCGGCCCTCAGCTATTGGGACGGTCGCACCAAGATATTCTGGCACAGATCGAACGGCATTCTCCTCGGAACTGAGGACGAGGCCGGGAAGGTCACTTGGCAATTCTGGCTCACGCCGTCCGTGACGCAGGAACCGACTCCCGGGGCTCTTCCGGAGGCCTTGGCCATGCAGGAACAGCTTGACCGCGTACGCGATGGATACATCGCCCGCAAACTCGCTCAGATCTCAACCTCGAACGATTCCGAAAATGAGTGACGCACTTATCAAGGCCATCAGCGTTCTCCTCCCGGAGACATCCGGAGACGCTCTACCGACGGACTTCCAGTGGATGCCGCCGGGCAGGCACAGCATCAGCGCGTCGAAGAACGGGAAGCCTGCCCGCATCGAGGTTCTCGTGGACGCTTCTGGCGCGACAGCGGTTGCCAAGTCGTTCGACGAGCTGAAAGCCAGCGGACGCCGCCCCTACCTCGATTTCAACCACGAGTCCCGCGAGGCCTCGGCCATCGTCCAGTCCGTGTACTGGGGCGGTGACGACCCGAAGACCGGCGGCATCCGCTGCAAGGTCGAGTGGACCCAGCCCGGCGCGGCGGCCCTGAAAGGCAAGGCCTACTTCTCTTTTTCGCCCACGTTCTTCGTCTCGAAGGAGGGGAAGATCACGGGCACGGAAACCGACATGGGTGGACTCGTCAACGAGCCCGCCTTCACGAACATCGCCCCCATCGTGGGCAAGGAAAACAGCAACGAAATGAACGAACTCCTCAAGGCACTCAAGAACGCCGGCATCACCGCGTCTGAGACCGTTACCGAATCGGAGGCCGTGTCCGCAGTTCAGGCGCACGCCTCCTCCCAGAAGACCAAGATCGAGGCGCTGGAACGCGACCTCAGCACCGCGAAGACCAAGATCGAGGCCGCCGAAAAGAAGCGTGCCGAGGATCTCGTCCTCACCGCGGTGAAGGAGGGCAAGATCGGCCCGAAGGACGAGAAGGTGCAGGCCTTCTACGTCAAGGCCATCCTCACGCAGGGCAAGGACGGCGAAGATGCCCTTGAGGCACTCCCGGTGCAGGCCAAGTTCAAGAGCGTCGTCCCGCCGCAGGGCGCCCCCAAGACCGAGGAATCCGGCAGCTCCGACGACCCCGAGAAAGCCTTTCTCGCGAAGGCCCGGGAGATCAAGGCCGACCCGGCACGCAAGATCGAAACCGAGACTGATGCCCAGCTCGTTTGCGCGTCGGAAAATCCGAAGCTCTACGATGGCTACCTGAAGGCCATCTGCAACAAGTCCGAAACCGGCGAATAATCGCCGCAACCGCGAACATCAACTTCACACACAATCATGGGCGCAACCACTTATTCCGACACCCCTTACGTCACTCTGACGGCGGGCTCGGCTCTTGCCGCGAACATCGCGGTCAAGCTCAACTCCAGCAACCTCGTCGTTCCGGCGACGGCGGCTGACATTCCCCTCGGCTACACGACCGACGATTGCGACGCCGCCGCTTCCGGCGACGCCGTGACGATCCGTCTGCACGGCAAGGGCGGCACGGTCAAGGCCAAGCAGGCCGGGGCCATCACGAACGGCGCTGCGGTCTATATGGCGGCGGACGGGAAGGTGCAGGCGGCCCCTGCCGTTCCCACGTCCGGAGTCGCCTACATCCGCATCGGCACCAAGCTCGGCCCGGTCACCGGCGCCGCGGGAGATGTCATCGAGATCGCCGATTCCAACGCCGTTTCCACGGTCCTCGATCCGGCTTCCCTCGACGGCTCGACGCTCGCGGCTGGGTTCCTATCGACCCTCAACGGGACTGGCGCCGACGCGTCCAGTGCCGCGGTGGATCTCACGGTTACCGGTGCGGTCGCCGGTCTCCGGATCGTTGCCGTGGTGGACATCACGGATGGGATCGGGCTCGACCCCGCCCTGTTCACCGCCGCCGCCGGGAAGATCACGCAGGCCAGCGGCAATTACGCCTCCGACAAGCTGATCTTCTTCGTCATTCCCGCCGCCGCCGCATAACCGGCGAAGGCCAAAAGCATTCAACTGAGGAAAGACCAACAACATGGCAACCAAAGCAGTTTTCAACCCCGTTCTCACCGGCTTCGCCGTCCAGAACTTCAAGCAGCTCGGGAGCGTCTTCGTGGCGGCTCGCCTCGCTCCCATCTTCACCGCGGCCCTCTCGTCAGCTCAGTATCCCGTGTTCGACATCAAGGATTCGGTTGCGCTGCCTCGTCTTGAGGTGCGCAAGCCGGGCAGCGCCTACAAGCGCATCTCGGTCGGGCTGTCCAAGGACAGCTACTCGACGCAGGATCGCGGCATCGAGGGTACCGTCGATGACAACACGCGCAAGATCTACAAGCTCCAGATCGACATCCAGAAGGCGACGGTCGCGAAGACCCAGCTCACGATCATGCACGATTGGGACTGGCGCGTGAAGGAGATGATCGACGCCGCGCGCGCCGCATCGACGATCACCGTTGCGAGCACCCCGACCACGAAATGGGGCGCCTCCGGCTCCACTCCCATCAAGGCCATCAAGGCCGCAAAGAACGCATTTTTCCTGCGCACCGGCCAGAATCCGAACACGATCACCCTGCCGAGGGCGGTTGCGGAGGCGCTCGAAGAAAACAGCGACATCCTTTCCCGCATCACCTACACGGGCCGCACGCAGCCGATCGCGGTGAACATCGAGGACGGAACGTTCGCGAGTGTTCTGAGCCAGGTCCTCGGCATTCCGAACGTCATCATCGCGGGCGGAATCTACAACTCGGCGAACGAGGGGCAGGACATCAACCTCGATTACATCTGGGGCAAGGATGTGATCCTCTCGTGTTCGCAGCCCAGTAATGACCTCACGGTTCCCAACCTCGCCCGCACGTTCGTATTCGACGGCGTCACGCCCGAAGACCAGACATCGGTCTTCGAGTATCGCGATGAGAACGTGAAGAGCGACATCTACCGCATCAGCCACTTCACGGACGAGAAGATCACCGGTGCCATCCTCGGCACCGTCATCCCGGACGTGATCAGCTAGACATAGGACGAACACGCAATGAGCTGGGGTCCGATCACTTCCGTGGACATTGAGCCTCGTCTATCCGGCGCGGAACTCAATGCCTTGCGAACCAAGGTGCTGGCGAATGGGCAGACCGATCCGATCACGCCTGTCATCGCCGACACCGTGGAGGAAGTGCGAGGACACATCGCTTCCTACTCTGGCGACGGCAGTCTGGGGGCCGCCGGGACAATCCCGGCGCGCCTCCGGGCTGCGACCATCGCCGTGATCGCATTCCGGCTTACCCTACGACTCCCCGTCGAGACCTCCGATCCGTCGATTACGTCGGCTCGGAGGTCCGAAGCGGAGGCTGCATTCAGGCTGTTTTCAAAGGTGGAATCGGGAGATTTCGCCGTCGATCAGCCCGAGGCGTCCTCTGCGAGCGGAGGATCATGGGGCAGCCGTCAGCGAGTGAGGTTCTAGTCATGGGTGAAATCCGCACGATCCAAGACCGTATTGCCTCGCTCATCGAGGCGAGCCCCTACTTCGCCGCCGCGAATGTCGAGGTCATCCGACAATACAAGGGCGACATCCTCAGCCGCATCAACGAAAAGATGACAGAACTCGGGTTCGGCGTGATCGTCGCCCTTGGTGCTGGAGAGCGGCTCGAACACGAGGAGTACCCATACTACGAGGAAACTGCGTTCACGGTCACTCTGACCGAATCGCCGACAGCGAACAGCACGGGCCTCAACTCGTGCGAGGGGGTTGAGGAGGTCATCGCAGCTCTCCACAGATCGGAAGTCGAGGAGGGGAACCCGTCCAGAAGGCTCGTCGTCACCGGTCACGCTCCAGTCGTCGGAGTGAAAGCGTCGATCGAGGTTCATCAGGTGTTCGTCAAGTGCAAAGCACTGTTCCAATTCTAACAGGAGAAAATCAACATGCCAGGTATCACGCGTAAAGCCCGTGTGGGCGCGACCCACATTTCCATCTCACCCATCGGTACCACCTACACGCCTGCGGGCGAAGGCGCTACCCCTCAGACTGTTTCGGAATCTGCCATCCCGACCGATGCCGGAGCTTGGACGTATCTCGGGATCGTCTCTGAGTGCAAGCAGAAGAAGGCCTCCAAAAAGGAGGAGCTCTACGGCGCCCTTCCGGGCACCGGAAGCACCGCGCTCTCTGACGTGATCGAGTACAACAAGGAGCACACCATCACGGCGAAGCTCGGTCAGCTCGGTCCGGAGATCGTCGGCATCGTCAACAATGCCGGCATCCTCAAGGAGACCGACGCCACGCTCACCCCGGAATCGACGAACACGCCGCATTGCTGGGTGAAGGTCGAACAGTACGGCCACGACAACGTGCGCATCCAGGAACTCAAGTTCCTCGCCTTCATTGACATCGACGGCGATGTCAACATGTCCGGCGGCCTGTCCTCGGGTGAGATCACCATCCGCCGCCTCATGAACGCCCAGAATACCGGCGCGCTCGGGGCCGCGTAGTAACAATTCGGCGCAAGCCGGGCCGGTGGGAGTGGAGGGGGTGGCGGTTTCGGTGGGTTTCCCGCCGCCGCTGGCTCCCACCGGCCAACTCCCCCTCCCAATTTTCTGAAACCGATCTCACGCCATGACGACTTTCGACATTCTCGCGCTCCTCGCATGGAGCATTCTCGTTTTCGTTTTCGGTGTCCTCTTCGCGCGTCACAACCAGAATAAGGCGCAGGCCATTCAGGACGCCGCCAGGGAGGCTAAGGAGTAGCCAATGGGCACGCACCGGAACGGCACGACGATTCTCCGCAGGGCATGGCTCGCCGCCGCGCTCTGCGGGGCCGTCGTGCTGTCCGGCTGCGTGACCGACGCCCCGCGTGTTGAGCCCGTGGACATCGGGCCCCTCTCGTCGCAAATCGGGGACTTAGCTCGGGCGAACGCGGACCTCCGTGCGGCCAACGAGCGGCTGGCGCAGGCCAACGCGGCGTTGCAGGCAGAGAACGAGCGGCTCAAGGCGCAGCTTCGTGCGGACGCGGACGCAGGCCTCGCGGCCAACGCGAAGGGCTGGCTGCCGTTCGAGGTCTACGTTTTTCGGCAACAAATCGCGCGCCTCCCCGGTATCCAGCCCGACGCAACGACGACCGCCAAGTGGACGGAGGCGGCAGGCCTCTACGCGGCGGGCGGAGAGGCGGCCATGCGTTACGTCATCGACGACCTCCACGATGATGCGACCGCTCAGGCCAAAAAGCTCGGAGAACTTTCCAGCCGCATCGAACAACTCACCCGCGAGCGAGACGCCGCGACGGAGGACGCCACGCGGGCGCTACGGGCCGTTGAAGACGCGAAGGCGGCACTGGCCGCAGCAATCCAGCAAGCCCGCCAGGACGAGGCTGCGAGGATCGCGAGAGAAACGCGCGAATGGCAGATTTACGCGGCGAACTGGGCAGGCGGAGGTCTGTTCGTCGCCACGCTTGGCCTCGCCGCCGCTGCATGGTTTCTTTCCGCGGCGTCGAAGAAGCTGGGCGAAGGCGCGATTGTGGCTTTCGCGCTTTGCGTCGGATGCTTTGCCTTCGCCAGATTCTTGGGAAATCCGTGGTTTCTCCCCGTCTCCGGAACGCTTTACGGCATTGGATTCGCCGGATGGATGGCATGGAAGATCAAGGCGGGGATAAATGAGCGTGAAGCGAAGGTCAAGGCCTCGCGCGATGGGCTCGTCGCTGCCGTCCTCGTGCAGAAGCTCAATGACTTTTACGACGCCTCCAGTGCGGAGATGAAAGCCCAGCTCGATGCGGGCCTTTTCGCAGAGCTTGAGAAGGCCGGACCGGCCTACGCAGAGGCCGTAAAGCGAATCAAGGCGGACATCATCGCAGCCGCCGCAACCCTTTCATGTGCCCCGCAGGCCTCTACACAAAGCCCAAATTGTGGGGCCCCTTCGCCTTCCACATCCCAGCCATGAGCATCGACACCTTAGCACAGATTGCCACAGCCGTCGCCACGTCGGTCCTTGTCCCGAGCGTCATCTGGCTTGTGAAGGCGATACTCCGCCTGAACGAGACCATGACCCGGCTGGAGACGAAGATCTCCGACGGCGTCGAGCCGCGTCTTGCGCAGTGCGAGGGCGACATCGAGACGCTTTACGACCGCACAAACGAGCACGGAAAGGCCCTCGCGGCCCTCAAGGCGACGCATCCCGGCCTTTCATGATCCGCTCCCGTCCAGTCCTCACGCGCCGCGCGCAAGCCCGCTACCACGCGGGTTGCGCCATCCGGCACGCGGGATTGGCCCTTCTCGAACTTTGGAGAACCCTCAAATCCATCACAGCAAAATGAGCGAAGAATCCGACAAAATCACCACCATCTTCGGCGGCGTCATGATGACCGTCCACCGTTTCGACGGGACCACGGAGCGCATTAAGGTGCGTCAGGCCCCGGTTCGCATCTGCCTTGAGGCTTTCGCGGCCTATGAGGCGACGAAGGACGAGATAACCCTCGTCGAGACGCTCCTCGGCCAGCCCGTGGGGCACTACGAGATGCAGCCCTCCGACGGGGCCGCTCCCGCGAAGGCGACTTACATCCCGGGCTGGAGCGACGGAATCCTCCCCGAGGATTTTGATGCCGTGGCGAAGAAGCTCTACGAGCTCAACCGCCCTACCGTCGCGGCCCGAATGGATCGCTCGATGCAGGAGGCCGCGACACTCAGCGAGAGGATGGACTCCTACCTCCAGAAGCTGGCGACCTCGCCGTCTGGCAGGCTGTTGCTGACGCAGCTCTTATCCTCGGGAAAGACTTCGACACCGTCGCCGACGGATGGAGCATCCAGCGAATCGAGCTCCTCCTCCAGCGCGACACCGCCCGCAGAGCCCAAAAAGAACTAGCTCACCTCACGAGCCTCGCGGCGGCCCTCGCCGCGGGAATCGGAGGGAAATCAGAAATGCTCGAAGACCGCATTGAAGATCTCAGCAACCTCGCCAACGGAGACACTCCGGGGAGCCGGGGCGACGATCTCATCACACTCTGACCATGCCAACCGCAGAATCCAGATACGACATCCTCATCGACATCCGATCGAAGCTGGACGGCCTCAATCAGACGAAGATCGGGCTGCGCGAGACGAAGGCGGAGGCGCAGAGCTTGGGGGACGTTTTGCGGACGGGCCTCGGGTTCGGTATTGGAAACGAGCTGGTACAGCAGCTCATGCAGATCCCGTCGTTCTTTTCGCAGAGCGTGAAGGGCGGCGTGGCGTTCAACGCCCAGCTCGAATCTGCACAGATCGGCATCGCGGGCATCCTCAAGCAGTTCGACTCCGCCGGCAAGTACTCGACGTTCGGAGAGGCAATGAGGGATGCGGGAGCGTCCGTCGAATACCTCAGGCAGAAGGCGCAGACGAGCCCTGCCACGTTCAAGACACTTCTCGAAGCCTACCAAGGGACCGCTGGCGCGATGGCCTCAGCAGGCCTCACGATGCGGCAGCAGGTCGATCTCGTTGCCCAGATGTCCCAAACCATCGGGGCACTCGGTATCGCGGATTCTCAGGTCTTGCAAGAGTCGCGTGCGATGGTCACGGGAAACATCAACGCGAACGCAGCCGTTGCGCGCACGTTGGGCATCACAGCCGAGGACATCACGCGAGCAAAGCAGAAGGGCGAGCTCTATACCTTCCTCATGGGGCGGATGGCAGCGTTTGCCACGGCTTCACAGGTTGCATCCGGGACTCTGACCCAGATTTGGAGCAACACCGAGGATGCTTGGCAGGCCTACATGGCGAAGCTCTCTGAGCCCATTTTCGAGGCGCTCAAGGCAAGCCTTGCGGACCTCCTCAAGGAGCTTGGAAAGGGCGATGTGGACGCGGGGATGAAGCGCATCGCGGAACAGATCGCCGCCGTCGCATCGGCCTGCGTCTCAGGCGCCGAGTTCTTCCTGAAATACGGCGGGACAATCGTGACCGTCGGAGAGGCTTTCGTCGCCCTCAAGATCGCGAAGTTCGTGGGGGACATTGTAAACGCCGCCAAGGCGACCCTCAGCGCGGCAGCGGCGCAAAACCGGCAGGTCGCTGCGATAGAGCGAGAGATAGCGGTCCGCAAGGCGCAGGAAAATCAACTCCAGCGGCTGATTCTGTTGCAGGGCGAGCTGACTGCGATGCAAACGAGGGCAAGTACATCAAGCCTCGGCGGGACGATCATCGGCAGCATCGGGCGGGACAGGGCGGCGGCGATCCAGGTGGCGCAGATGAATGCCCAGCTCGGTTTGACGCCGGGCATCGCGGCGCGGGCGGGATCCGCAATCAAGGGCATTGGAGCGGCAGCTCTCTCGCTCGGCGGCCTCACCTCAATCGCGACAATCGGATTTTTCGCGTTCGAGTGGTGGGCCGGGTGGAAACAGCGCGGCATCGACGCGATGAATGAGCTCACCGCGAAGCTCAAGGAGGACTGGGACACCCTAAGCGGAGGGTTTGCCTCTTCCGCGAGCTCAAAGGAGACCGAAGCCGCGATGGAGGCGGCAAAGAAGCGCCGGGCCGAGCTGGCGGCGCAAGCGGCTCCGCTGCAAAAAATCAAGGACGCCCCAGCAACTACATATACAACAAGCGAGGGCAGTTTCACGGTAAAACCGAGTTTGAGCTCGGCACAAGCCAAGGAGCTGGAGGGCCTGCAACTGCGGATCGACGAGATCGACCGGCTGATTGCCTCGCGGCAGGCCATGATCACGTCCGGCGCGCAAAAAGAGGTTGAGGCGCGAAATGCCGCAGTTCTGGCGGCTCAGGATGCTGCGGCGCTTTCAGCGAAGGAAACCGAGAATGCCGAAAAGGCCAAGGCGGCCCGGCTCGCCGTGGCGACGACCGAAGGCAAGCTCGTGATCGAGAGCGAATCCCTGCAAAAGTCGGAGGCCAAGCTGGCCGAGACTCAGGCGAAGCGCGCGGAAACGGAAGCATCATTTGCGGCCAAGAGGATCACGCAGGAACAGCATGACAAGGCCATCGCCGGGATTTCCATCGAGGAGCAGGGCATCCGGGCAGACATCCTCACGCATCAGACGCAGATTACCGAATTGCAGGGGAAGCAGCGCCAAGAGGCTCAGGACGCGCGGAAGACCCAACAGGACTACGTTGCGGCCCTCATCTCCAGAGAGGCCGAGGAACAGGCCGTCGCCGAGAGCCTCAAGGAACAAGGGACGAGCGCAAGCCAGCTACACACGGTAACCGCAGATCGCATCCGGCTTGAGGCTCAGATGACGAATGCCCTGCGCGAGCAGTCCGACCTTCGCTCACGTCTGACGCAGGGCTCTCTACGCATTTCAGGCCTTGGACAGGACAAGGCAGAGCTGGCCACGCAGAAGGAGAACACAACAGACCCGGCGAAGAAGCTCCAGCTCGATTCGGCCATTCAAGCGGTCGAGGAGCAGATTCGGCAGGCGCAGGAAGAGCAGGCCCAGATGCTCGTCGAGCAAGAGGGCGCGAAGACTCGCATTGCGACCCTCGGGGGGCAGATCAAGGCGAACGATCAGGCCGCCATTGACGCGACCGTGGAACAGGCGCGCGCGGAAAACGATCTCCTTGTTCAGCGGTTGCAGGGGCAGATTCAACAGATCGAGAACGAGCGCCAGATTTTGGAGATGCGGCGCGACCTTTCGGAGCCCGAAAAGGAGACGCAGCGCGAAAAGCTCATCGCCGACGAAACTGCCGCGCTGAAACAACTTGCAGAGGCTTGGGACTCCTTCTCAAAGACGAAGGGACTCAAGCCGATAGACGTTGCGCAGGCGACCGGGAACGCCTCGCAAGCGCGCAATCAGGGCGACACGCTGACCCTGCAAAACCCTGCTCCCCCAAAGGACATGTGGGAGGGGGCCTCCCGCGGGATGCATGACTATTTCCGCGAGTACGGGACGCTCGCGCAACAGGCTGCGAACGTCACGAAGAACGTTCTCGGGAAGTCGATTTCGGGCGTCTCGCAAAACATCGCTCACTCGGTGGTTTACGCGAAAAACCTTGGCTCGGCCATGCTTTCTCTCGCTCGAACCGTGGCCGAGGATCTTGTCAGCGCGCTCATCGAGGCGACAATCAGGCAGGGCATCCTTTGGGCCCTGAACCGGCAGGGGATTGCGACGACGCTGGCGACCGGCGAGGCAGCTAAGGCTACTTCGACGGCAAGCACCGTCGCATCTGCCACGACGGTTACGGCGGCATCGGCTCCAGCGGCAGCCCTATCGTCCGTCTGGAGCTTCGGCGCTGCGGCCCTCGCGGGCGCTGCGGCTCTCGCGCTTGTCCTTGCGCTCACCGGAGCCTTCGCAGAGGGCACGGCAGGCTTGGCCTACCAGGGCGATTCACGCCCGGGCATCGTCTCCGGCCCGGGTGGACCGACGGACGACCGCGTCCTCGTGCGCATCTCGCCAACGGAGGCCATCCTCACGGGCGCGGCCTCAAAGCGTCTCGGGTCGGGCTTCATCAATTACGTGAACAGCCATGACGGCGAGCTGCCTCCGACGATCAATTCTTACGCCGCAGGCTACGCCGGGATCCCTGACCTCGCCTCTCGCGTCCGCGTCTCGGTCCCGTCTTTCGCCACAGGCAGAATCGGATCCGGGGCTTTCTCGGGATCGCCCGTTTCCGACGCCTCCGGCGCTACCTTGGCCCGCCCTGTCGTCATGAACGCGGTGGTGGTGGACAGCAATTCCTCGGCCCGGCGGTTTGCCAATTCCCGCGAAGGGCGGACGGCCTACATCAACGCTGACAGGCAGCGGCGGATCACCACGAGGATGCGAGGCTGACGATGGAAATCTTTCTCGGCAATCACGTCTTTCTACCCTACGGAGCGAACTGGAAAACTCGCCCGAAGGCCTCGCTTGGCTCGATGACGAACAGCCGCGAGACGCCGGTCGGGGGCGAGGTCCGGGCAACGGCTTGGGCCACGCTCCGGCGGACGCAGGATTGGACGGTCACGGGCCGAGACGGCGAGGAGTGCGGGCGGATCGAGGAGACGGTCCGGGTGGCTCTTGCCGCCCGGTGCGCCGGTGCGCCCTACTGGCTTGCCTCGCGCGCGATTGCGGCGGTCAACGGCAACGTGATCACCCTCGATGCGGCGCCGGACCTTCCCCTCGCGCAGGGCACGATCCTTTGGTTTGGCGGGCTTGGCGCGGCGGCCTACGGGCTCTGCACGGTTGCTTCCGCCTCCGGGCGCAGTGTGACCCTTGTCGCGGCTCCTGCGGGCATTGCAGCGGGGATGCAGTGCGCTCCGGTCCTCCTCGGCACGCTGGACTCAGACCCGGACGTGAGCGAGATCCACGGCGCGGCCCGCTCTTGGACCCTCCGACTCACCGAGAGCGGGGATCTGCACGGCCTGACTCGCTCAGGGGCGGAGGCGATGGGGCTCGGTTTGTCGATCGCCGCCGTTCGCAACGGAACCATTCTCGGGCGCAACGCGAACGAGTTCCAGGTGCTGGCCCTGACCATTTCCGCAACCCGCACCACGATCGTCGTCGGGCAGGCGACGGCGGAAGCGATGGCGATGGCCATTTCCATCGCCGCGACGCGAGACGAGATCGCGATCAACCAGACCCATGCCGAAACGGCAGGGCTCAATTTAACCATCAGCGCGGAGCGAAACTAGCATGATCATCATCCCCTCTTCACGGGCCGGAATCATCACTCCCCGGCGCTCGCTTTTGACCGGCGCGGGCGGCGGGCTCAACATCATTAACCGCAGGTTCACGGACCTGTTCCCGATCGGCCCACGCAGCCACATGAAGGCCCGCGAGCGCTGGGACATCCTCGACGCTGCGACGGGGCGGGTCGTCAAGTCGATGCCGGGACCGTGGAAGGACAACACGATCCTGAACGTCGGCAAGGACATGGCCTGCACGAACTTCTTCATTAACTGCCTCCTTTACGGCCACCTCGGGACCGGCACCACTCCCCCTGCGGAGACGGATACCCACCTCGAAAACTGGGCGCTCTCGACGAGCGTGCACGGCGCCGAGACCTCCTACCTCTCGATTTCCGGCGATGTCTTCACCCTCACGGACAGCCTTGTTTTCCCCGCCCAGACCGGAGACTTCTCCTTCACCGAGTTTTCGGCCTCGGTCAATTCGAGCGGGACTGCCAACATGTTCAACCGCGTTGTCTTCGATGATCCGATTGTGGGCGGCGCAGGACAACAGCCGAAGGTGACCATCGAGCTTGCGTTGACGCTCACCCCTCACACCACGGCACAGGCCTACCTGACCGACGTGATCGGCGGAAACACGCCCGTCGCCGGGTCCACCGGTTCGGCGCGGATTCGAGCCTTCAAAATATCGTCCGCAATTAACACTACGTGCAATGTTCTGGCGTCTCGAACTGCCTACAATTCGGTATCCGATTACGGCTCAATTCTGGAACCATCCTACGCATCGAGCGCGAGGAGCGGGATCTGGCTTTCTGAGCTGTCTGCCCTTCTGTCGGCCACCGATGCCGACTCAGATTGGGACGGAGCGGCCATCTCGACGAAGACGGATTGCATGTCTCTGGCGGCTTACACGGCGGGCAATTTTTACAGGTCGAAAACGTGGACGGCGGGGTTGGCAGATCTCAACAAAACTGGGGTCCGTTCGTTCGGCCTTCATTTCTGCGACACCGGATACATGAATTACAACTACAACGCGTTCCAGTTCTTGAGCGCCGTCGCGTTCGACAAGCGGAATACCGAGGGCTTTGCCCTGAACGTGAATTTTGCGGTGGACGCGAACTAGCATGGACACCTACCTCGGCAGGCCCGTCTTTCCGTTCCGGATCAACCACGCCAAGGCGTGGAGCGGGAGCGTCGTCTATGATGCCGACATGCGGCAGGTGGGCGGCGGGGCGGCGGTGCCGATGGGGCTGCGCCAGCACGCGGCGCAGCGGCGGGATTTGGACGTGGTGGCGGGCAGCCTGCGCGGGATCGAGGAGTGGTTTTCCACCGTGCGCGGGCAGGCCTGCGGCTGGTGGCTGCCGCTCCACAGCCAGAGTATGCGGGTTTTGTCCGCGCCCACCGCGCAGAGCTTCCTCGCGCAGGGGACGGCTCTTGCAGACAGGTGGGGGCAGAACCCCTGCGTCTATCTCGCGCTGACGGACGCCTCCGGGAACCAGCACCTGCGGCACGTCGAGAGCGTGGCGCAAAGCGGCGCGCACAGCCTCGTGACGCTCGACCCCGAGGAGGGTGACCTCGCCGCCCCACCGGCCTCCGCGAGCCCGCTCCTCTACGTGCGTCTCGCTTCGGACGAACTGGAGGACATCCAGCGGGTGAACTACGACACCTTCACTTTTTCGCTCACGGTCCTTGAGCTGCCCATTGAGTACACGACGCTGGACGAGCCCGAGACTCCGGTCTTCCTCTATCAGCTCGGCTACGTCCTCGGGGCGCGGGAGAACTGGACGCGGTGGACGAGCTGGGGCGTGCCGGTTGTCGGGGTGGACGGTACGCTCTGGCTGCCCGCGCCGATTGAACACGGGGACATCTCGAACGACGCCGAAGGCGATGAATCGAGCCTGCGCTGCCTGCCTTGGGATGACTGCCCGCTGGCCGACCTTTTCCCGGCGGCGGAGGGGCTGCCGCTGCACGTCAAAATCTGGAGGGCGCTCTGGGACTGGGACACGCTGGCCGAGACGGGCACGCGCGTTCTCCTCTTCGATGGCGAGGTCCGCAAGCCCGAGTGCGCGGACTGGGAGCTTTCTGCGAGCCTCCAGAGCGGTGTGGATCTCTTCTCCCGGCAAGTGCCCGTCAAGGAACTCAGCCGCACCTGTCGACACCGCTTCTGCGATGCGGGCTGCAAGCTCTCGCGCGCCGATTTCCAGATTCCCGCAACGGTTCTGAACGCGGTCTCCGGCGGCCTGTACTACCTCAACGTGCAGGCCACTCAGGCCGTGGCCGACGGCTGGCTGGACTACGGGATCGTGGTGAGCGACGACTACCACACCTCCACGCCGTCAAAGCGCTGGGAATGGCGCGCGATTCAGGGCGTGACGGCCCTTGGAGGCGACCAGTACCGCATCCAGCTCCGGACGCCCTTCCGCTGGCTTGGGGCGGGCGACCCGTGCCACCTCTACCGTGGCTGCGCGCTCACCACGGCAGCCTGCGCAGGGCACACCACCGCCGCAGGGGTGGCCGTTGCGAGCAACGTCATCAACTTCGACGGGGAGCCGCTCGCACCGCTCAAGAACCCGCAGACGCAGGTCTCGACGACCGCTTCCGCCGCGAAAAAATGAAGACGACCGATCCAGCTTTTCCCGCCGCGCTCCGGGCCTCCGCAGAGGCTTGGGAGGGGACACCGTTTGTCCGGCTGCACTCGCAGCGCGGCGTGGGGGCGGACTGCACGGGCCTTTGCCACGGCGTGCTTGTGAAGGCCGGTGCCGAGCTTCCGGAGATGGGCGCCCCCACCTTCGGCGCGAGCGCGGACATCAACTTTTCCGCCGCGATCGGAGCCTTCCTCGCGCGGTCGGGCGCCTTCGCTTTGGTCGCCGATCTCTCCGCGCCGGACATCCGGCCCGGCGACCTCCTTCTCTACCAGATCACCGCGCGGACGCAGCACCTCGCGCTTGCGCTCGATGCCGCCACGCGCATCCAAGCGTGGCCGGGGCGCGTGGCGGAAATCGTTGCGATCGACAGGCCGTCTCTGCGTCGGCTCGTCGAACACTGGAGGCTCGCCGAAAATGGCTGACAACACCATCAACACCCGCAAAAGCGTCGCCTCGACCCGCAAGACGAGCGGGATCGTCGCGAGCTACACGACGGACAGCCTCCTTTCGGGCCGCATTGCCTACGTGCGCGGACGGCGTTTTGCCACCTGCGAGGACATGAGCGACCCGATCAACGTCTATTCAAGACCGAGCAACTCGGGAGGGGGAAAATAGATGGGTGGAGGCGGCGGAAAGAAGGGGGGCGGTGGCGACACCTATTACGGCGATTTGCTCAAGCTCATCGGCGAGGGCCCGATCGCGAAGGTTCACTGCATCAAGGTGGACAGCGTGACTGTTTGGAAGGACCGCAACGGGCTCTCCATAACAGGTGAGTACGTCGATATATCGACCGACGTTGGAACGCTGCGCATCTACAAGGGGAGCCTCACCCAACCCGTTGACAATTTCTTCACCGGCGGCCCGGCGTATCGAGGGGTCGCATATGCGCGCGGCCGTTCAATCAAGCTCGGGAGCGAGCGCACTTCCACGCCTTCCGTCGAGATCGAGTGCACCTTCGGCGCAACAGATACCGGTCTCGTTTCGCCGATCGCGGTCCTGCGCGAGCTGATGTGCGACCCGCACCACGGCCTCGGCGCGGACTCCAGCCACTTTGCGGCGGACGAAGGCATCGAGGAGGAGACGGTCGCGCTGGCCCCGAAACTGACCGATGAAAAATCATTGCAGGACGTGTGCGACGAGCTCCTCCCGCTCGTCTGGTGCTACGCTCGATGGGAGGGTATGACCCTCACGGTCCACCGGCTCTACGATCCCGAGGACTGGGACCTTTCCAGCATCCCGGTGATCCCCGACGAGCTGTGTCTTGAGCCGCCCGCCACCACGCCGGAGACGCCTGACGAACGGGTGGCGCAGACCTGCGTTCAGTGGACGCAGGTGTACGATGATGACGCGGGCGACGACACCGAGGGTGAGTACGGGAACGTCTCGGTCCACCGCGACCCCTACGCCCCGACCGTGGGCGGAAAGTCCGTGACCGTGCAGGCTGACGCAATCATCACCGAGTCGCACGCGTCTCGCTTTGCCCGCGAGAAGGGGCACCAGCTCGCTCTCTCGCGCACCACTGGCCGCCGCGTCATCCCTTACTCCGCCTTTCCGGCCAGTGCCACGGCGTTCATGCGCCCGATCAAGGTCTGGGACCGGGTGTCCCAGACGTGGATCCGCGCCCGCGTGACGAGTCGCACCATTGCTGCGGACGGGCTCTCCATCGAGCTGGAGTGGGAGACGGACTACGCCTCCTCGATCCATGATGCCGCCGTGGCCGGTTATCAGCCGATCGTGATCACCTCCGTCGGCCCCGTCGATCCGCGCGCCGTGCGGCTTGTCGAGCTGCCGCGCTGCATCGTCTCCGCTCCGGCGGTGGGCGTCCTTGTCGCCCGAGGCGCCGGGCAGGTCAACGGCTACGGCATCTATCTCTCCGTGGACGGCGGCGCGAACTGGGCCTACACGGGCAATGCGAAGAGCTTCGCGGTGTATGGTTCTCTCTCCGCTTCGCTCTCCGCGTCCGGAACCGGCGCCGTCGTATCCGGGATCACGCTCGATGCCGATCTTGTCTCTTCCGTCTCCGCCGATCAGGCGGCCAAGGACACCGTGCTGGGCTGGATCGGCGACGAGATCGTGTCCATCCAGACCGTCACTCAAGGGACGGGGCAGATCACCGTCTCGATGCTAAGGGGCCGCTGCGGGACGCTGGCCGCCGCCCACGCCGCCGGAACGCCGGTGTGGATCATCCAGCGGAGCGGGCTGCCGATCGTGACAGACCCGATCACGGAGCCATCTCCGATCGTGGACACCGCCCAAGACCCGTCGGCGGGCCAGTCCTATCGCGCCCGCCTTCCACAGCGCGTCGCGCTCAAGACCCAGATCATGGACGACTGCGACGATCACACGGTCTCGGTCAACGGCCTCTACCGCCGCCCGCTGCCGCCCGCCGCCGCCCTCACCTCGTCCGCAACGTTTGACGAGGCCGCGATTACGGCCACGGCAATGGCCCGCACCTGGCGCGAGGCTGGGTATCCCGGAGCGGATTTTTACAACTGGTGGGAGTGCGCGATAATTCCAGTCCTGACGGTAAACGGGACCCGGACCAAGCTCCCGACCCAATACCCGGTGGTGCCGGAGTCCGTCGGGTTCGCAACGCTGATCGCAAAGCTCTTCCACCAAGACCCGGACATCCTCGTCGAGACTGAGCTCGTGCCTGTCTCAATCCTCCCGGCGGACTACTGGCAGCTCCTCCTCCCGCTGGTGGGAGACACATTTACGCTGGAGCTGTGCTCCAGCGTTGCCGAGCGCGCGAGCCCGACAGGGACGCCGCTCGCAATCACACTGCCAGACGACGTTCTCTCGTTGGACGGAGAGGCCCTGCTCATAGACGGAGAACTACTCACACTTACGGATTAAAAATGAAAGAAGTCGCAACAAAAAAGCAATCCATCTGGACCATTCTTTGGACCGTCGGAAAGGGAACTACCGCAGACACCGCTTGCGCGGGCGACGATGCCCGGCTGACGCCCGGCGCCGTGACCAACGACACCGCACTGGGCAGAGACGCTTCCGGGAACTGGGTGCAGCGGACGGCGAGCCAGTTCAAGACTTGGCTCAGTCTCGCGAAATCGGACGTGGGCCTTGGCGACGTGGATAACACCTCCGACCTTGGCAAGCCGCTTTCAGAGGCGGCGCAGGCGGCGCTTGCGGGCAAGGCCGACGCTTCCTCCGTGCCGACGCAGGCGGAAACCTGTCTGCTCGCCGAGATTCGCGCGTTGACGCTGCAGGGTCTCTTAAGGTTTTCCAACATCACGACCTTCGCA